GGTGACTCAACAGTTTTAGAAAATGTATTTTACGATAAAGCAAATGGAATAGTTTTATCATCTGAGAATGAATCAGAACTTAGCCCAATAACTGGGGAGCAAATGGAGAATATAGGTTTCGTTGAAAAAAATGATAACGAAAAAGTAACAATGATAAAATTCTTAGTTGATAGTGCTAAAGGCATTAATACTTCTAAGATTAACAAGGAGGTACAACCTATGACAGAAAACACAGAAGCAGTTGCAGAAGTTATTGAAACAGAAGCATCAGTAGAAGTAGAAAAGTCAGAGGTCGCTCCAGAGGTTGATGCGGTAGTAGAAACACCTACAGAAGATGTTGTTAAGGCTGATGAAGCCCCAGTATCTGAAGAGATTGTAAAGTCTGAAGAGACTTCTACAGTTGATGTAGTTGAAGAAGTTACAGAAGTATCTAAATCAGATGAAGCAGTTGATTCAACTGTAGAAATCAAGAACACTCTAGAATCAGCCTTTAGCGATCTAGTTTCAAAGGTCAACTCTTTGCAGGCAGAAGTAGAAATGCTTAAGTCTTCAAAGGTAGATGTTGAAACAGCAAAAAGTTCATTTGAAGCAGTTGCAAAAGATATTGCAGCAGTATCAAGTGATTTCAATGAATTTGGTAAGCGTGTGGAACTTGTAGAGCAAGACACTGCTTTCCGAAAGTCTGGCGATCTCGGCGAGATAGTACAGAATCAGCCTGAAACGGTTGAAAAATCCCTATGGGGCGGAAGTTTCCTCAAAACAGCCGATCTATTCATTTAGAAAAAATCACAGGAGGTGACAATATGTCGGAACAAAATATAGAAAAGAATCAGCCTGGAACATCAGGTCAACTTGGTGGCACAGCCCCAGGTTTGTATCAAGGACAAGGAGCATTTGCTTCAGGTTCAGATGCAGGTTCAAACACACCAGGTAATTACACTGATGGTGGTGTATTGGGTAATATCCCAACAGCACTAGCAGGAGTAAACTCTGGACCAAATGCAGTTAACCCTTCAGGTGAGGCTGGATCAGGTATCCTACGCCCAGAGCAAGCACGTCGTTTTATCGACTACGTGTGGGATGCAACCATTCTCGCCCAAGATGGCCGTCGCGTTACTATGAGAGCCAATACAATGGAACTCGAAAAGGTAAACGTCGGAGAGCGTGTAATTCGTGCAGCAGCGCAAGCAGTTGGCGACTACACAAACGCAGGAGCAACATTCTCAAAGGTTGAATTGACTACAAAGAAGATTCGTCTTGACTGGGAAGTATCTGCAGAAGCACTAGAAGATAACATCGAAGGTGCACAACTAGAAGATCACATTGTCCGTTTGATGACAAATGCTTTCGGTAACGATATCGAAGACCTTGCAATCAATGGAACAGGTGCAGGATCAGACGCATTCCTTTCAATCATGGAAGGTTTCGTAAATCGTGTCAAGACAGACGGAGATGCTCATGAGTCAGTTGTAACAGTCGCTAATAACGCCTGGACAACAGATGTAATGCAGGACATCATCCTTGCAATGCCACGTAAGTATCGTGCTATCAAGTCTAACTTGAAGTTCTATGCTGGTACAGATGCATTCCAGGGAATCGTTAAGAATAACGGTACCCTAGCAGACGCAGTCGCTGAAGCATTTGCTTCACAGGCTGGCGGAACTCCAATGAATCGTCAGGCATACCTTGACGGTGGAGCACAGACATTCGGTGGAGCACGTACAACACGTGTTCTCGGAATTGACGTACAAGAAGTTCCATACTACCCTGCAGGATATGTCGACTTGACATTCCCACAGAATCGTGTATGGGGATTCCAGCGTGACATCACTGTAAACCGTGAATACAAGCCAAAGAAGGATACTGTAGAATATACAGTCTTCGTTCGCTTCGGTATTCAGTGGGAAGAGCAGGATGCTATTGCATACGCAGACTCTGCAGCAGATGCATAATCTGTAAACAGTAAAAAATTAGGGGGAGTAGGAGTTAACGCTCCTGCTCCCCTTATTACTTATAATGATATAATACTAACAAGGAGGAATTATGGAAAACAATAATGAAAATCCAATTGTAGAAGAAGCAGTATATGAAGCACCAGTTTTTGAAACACCAGTTGTTGAAGAGCCAGTTGCAGAACCTATTGTAGAGGCACCAGTTGTAGAAGAAGCACCACAGGTAGACGCTATTGAAGCACCTGCATACCAGGCACCTGAAGAAGTTCAGGCACTAGGATCAGTTGAAGAAGGCGTAATTGGAGCAACAACAGCACCAAAAGCACCTGAAAGAAAGAAGAAGGAAAAGGCTGCAGAAGTTAAAGAAACTGTGGCACTATTCTCAACAAAGAATGCTACATGGTCAGAGGTAGGCAAGGTTTACCGTGGCTATAATATTGTTGAAAAAGATGCTGCTGAAAAGTGGCTTACTCGTTCACATATTCGCATTGCTACCCCAGAAGAAGTTGCCAAGGAATTCGGTAAGTAATTCATGGAGATATTGAGAGTTCCGCCATACGATACAATTGCAGTAAATTTTGTTATCCCAACAGGATATAACAATATAGACTTTTATGCAAGAGTAACAGATATGGCGGATCTTTCAGTACAGGTTTTAGAATTTTTAGAATTGTCTACAGGAGAAAGTATCAGTGTTCCGCTTTCTGGAAGATATGACAATGATTACAGAGTAGAGTTTTGTACTCACGGGGCAGACCCAGAAGATCCTGAACAAGTCATCTACGAAGAGTTTTATGAACTAGTAAGACCATATGTAGATCCAAATACATTAGGAACAACAGCATCTGAGATTGCTGAATACACAACCCTAGAACTAGTTGCTAGATCTATGATAGATACATTTTGTCC